GCAGAAGACGGCATACGAGATCTGCGCATGTCTCGTGGGCTCGGAGATGTGTATAAGAGACAGATATCATGCAATGCAATTACATCATTAACCGCACCCAACGTGATAACAGTATCACCATTTACAAATGTTTCGATTGCTTTGCCACCTTCTGGTGTTGCAATTTCAGTACCCGCTACAAAACAAAAACCTTTCATAAGACCTCCTAAAAATCCACCGTTACCTTGCTTAACCATTGTTTGTGCTGGTTGAGCAAGTCCGTATCGTAACGTCATATATCTGTTTAATAAATCCTCTTGATCCGAATTATTTAACTGGCTCATAGAGTAGTAATCTTTGGCCGGTTGAGTAGATGCACTTTGTGTTGTTGCGCCGGTATTAATAGGGTTTTGCGCTAACCCTTCACGTTGACCGATAAGGCCCGCCGAAGTACCGGCATTATTCATTTGATTGGTATACCCTTGATTTAACAAGTTAGCTTGATTTACGATGCCGTTTTGTTGGTTGTTATATGTATTACCCCAAAGGCCCATTTTAGCACCGATACCACTCAAACTATTGTTAAATGCTTGTGAATTAAGCGCCGCCGCTTGGTTCAAATCATTTGCATATTGTGCCGCAAGTGTATTGGATGCGTTCTTGCTAATATCATTCAATGCATTATCTGTGATTGAAGAATTAACAATACCGCGACTCGCTAGGCCAGAAACTGCATTACCTACAGTTGCCTGTAAATCATTATTTAACGCTTGCCGTCTAGCATCTGCATAAGCCGTAGGAAGTTGGCCGTTTGTAATGCTATCCATTGCGTTTTGATTTTTGAGCAATGCGCCGTTGTATTCATTCGCTAGTTGCCCCGCTCCATTGTTCATAGCATCAACGCTGGCCCCTAACTGATTGGCATATCTTGTATTATCCGTTAGGTTTCTTGCGCCAGCTGTTGCCACTTGATTTTGCAATGCTGCTAGTGCATTTTGGTTATCTTTGTTAGCCCCCAAATATGCATTGTACATTTGCTGATATTGCGGACTAACTACATTATTTAAGGCTCTATCGCCCATGCCTTGCAAGGTATTGGCGCTTTGATTGGTTCTATTTATCCAATTCATTTGCCCTTGTAAGAGTTGCTTTTCTTCGGGGCCGGCTGGTGGTAAATTAGCGCCTATGCTCTGTACCTTCGATTTTTTACCGCCCCCAAATAATTGCAAGTCAAATGTAAACATGCTTTTCCTTTCTACAAAGTAGCCTCCAAATGCTCACGCTTTGTTTTTAATACTTTGTAATTAAACCCATTATAGGTGTAGTCCATATGCGGAACACGTTCCATGTTCCACTTTTTAATAAAACCGCGCACGCTTCGATGTGTAGCCGTTACAATTACATCAAGATCATTTAACTTCATCACTTCAACAATGTATTTACCTATGACTTTCATATCACCGTATGTTTGCCAAATGGTAAAGTACCGTTCGCCCTCATATTCGTTGATACTCCAGAATAGAAAACCAGCATTTGGGAAGAATTTAAAATAATAATTGTATTTGTCTTTGTAGTTGTTATTTTCATCGAAATAAAAACCACTTAGACTAATACGTTCACCCGTGCGCCGCTCATAATCTTTTATCATATGTTCAAGGCTATCTAGTTTCATGTCTAATCTCCTATTCGTTCGATTGAGTATCTAAACGAAGTGTCCGCCGTAAATAACGCAACGTTTATATTGTTATTAAAAACACCGTCTATTAACAATTGATATTCAACGCTTCTAGAAGCTTTTATCGTTATGGTTACTACGACTCTCCTATTTTCACTACTTGTTACGGTTACATCGTACAATCTATATTTTTCATATTCCATGCTTATTCTGTACTTACCACGTGGAATGAATATAGTTTTTGTTTCTGTAAATGAACCGGTTACTTTTTTATTCCATGTAATCGTTTGAAAATCAACCGGATCATATTGTACAGAATACTCGTGCCCGTTAATTTCCGTTTTAAGTGGTGTTGATGTGTCGCCATACCGTGCATAGTATTCTTTACCATTAAAAGGAACAGTAATATAATTACCACGCGTTACGCTTTTTTCTTCGTGCAGTCCGAAACGGAATGTTTGACCGCCTTTTTCAAGTACTAGATTAGGCATTATTCTACCCTCAATTTAGCGCCGTTAGGGAACTCTAAATTGCCGGCTAAATCAAATGTTGCTAACGACTTCCATGCCCCCGGGTTATTCACACGTTCCATAGAGCGAACATAAATTCTATCAGAATTTGCGAACAATATTTCATACCCTAGTACTCGTTCATCATTAACCTTCCAAGGAAGTGCAATTCCGGTTCCCCAATACGAATTACTTCCAATTTTATATCCGTTAATTTCACCAATAAAAAAGCCAGAATAATTAGTCTTTGTATTTCCGTAGTAATCTAAATCAAGATCCTTACCGTACCGCAACCCTGTAATGATTAAATCACCGGTCATGGTATCACCGGACTTTTTAACATTTTGCGTTGCGATGTTTGCCGTATTCGCGCTCGCTGCATGTTTGGCTTCGTCTGCATTCGTTGCATGTTTAGCTTCTTTTACGGTATCGGTTTTCTTATAATAGGTTTCACCTAGTCCGTTTATAGTATCGGTAATGGTTTTTAATGTACGTGTTGGATTGCTAGTAAATTTTTCGTCGCCAGCTATCTTTTTAATAGCTTCCGCCATTTGATTAAGAATATCTGTAATCAAATAGTCTTTACCGTCTACCGTGCGTTTACCTATAACGGCATCGGTTGCCGTATTTAAGTATGGATCATAATACTTAATTGACTTAACACGTGTTGCATCTGTTACGGCGATTGCTACTACCACGCGCAGAATGTTTTTCCAGTATGTGCCGGTGTATACATTCATTTTTTCGCTTGTTGTGTTGTAGTACATTTTATCTGTTGCCGCTTCCGGTGCGTTTGGTTGCCGTAATGGTTCTAGCGTTGTACTGCCATAACTTAGGCCGCCAGATGCGGAGCGTTCCACATACAAATACGATGTACTATTGGCTGGTAGGCTCCAAGCACTTTGCTTACGGTTAATTGTTTGAATGTAATCAACCGCGCCATAGTCGTTGAAGCCGTCCGCGAACGAAACAAGAACAGGTGTTTGACTGCCGTCAATCATTACGCTTAGGTTATCACCAGTCAAGAAAGCGAATTCACCGTTGCTCACCTTGCCACTCAATACCCTATTACGTAGACCACCGCCAGAACCGCCAGAACCGCCGCCGGCTTTTAATTCCATTGCTTGCGCAATATTTAACAATTCGTTCCGGTTTTTTTGAATACTTTCCGGAACTGTATCACCCTGTGGTGTAATATCCAAAGGGTATTTTTCTTTATATGCCATTGTTAAACCTCTTCATACGTATAATCTAGCTGGCGTAATGAAATAGCGCCCTTTTGAACATTGATTTTGAATTGTACATTACGATTTGCACCGCCGCCAATCTTATAAGCCTTTGTATACTCGTTGGTATTCATTAATGCTTTATAATCGTAGGTCTTAAAGTTCGCGTAGTAGGTTTTGATTGCTTTACTAGCGAATTCAATCGGCTTAGGTTTCTTGTTTGAAATTCCTATAGTGCCATAGCCGGGAATAAGATTATGCGTTACAAAATTATAGTTCATAATTAATATGAATTGTCTTGTTGCCAATCTATTGCCGCTTACTATTGACGTTTGAATTTGTACGCTATCATCGGTATCTATAGTTTCATCTAGGATACCGATTTTATTTCCGTAGGCAATGTATACTTCTTTATCTACATTCACCGCATCATTGATGTTGTGTGTAAATTTACGCGATGTAAACACACCTCGACCGTCCTCATACCGTGGCAAGTAATGGTAAATGAATATCGTATCGCCATTATATGGCTTAATCCATATTTGCTTACGGCTAGATATATGCCATACATCACAATCTTTTGTAATGTACTTTAATAGATATGAATTTATATTCAGCCCGGTTTCAAACGGCTGAACCTGCGCATAGGTATTAGTAGGCATAAATGACATAAATCCTTGATTGCCTAAATAATAGCTACGATCATCAACGCTTATCGTTGCCCCGCTACAGTAACCAGTATAGGATAGAGGGTATACCGTTAAATTCCGTGCATCTGGCGTGCCAATAACTTGATACACACGCCCATATTCCTTATATACGATAATTGCACGTGATAAGAAATCAACGGCGATAATGCTGCCTTGGTCTTTATATCCAACATCAACATATTGCGCACTAGATGCATCATTTGAGTTGTGAGTCCATGCGTTGTAGTCGCCAACTGCCGACCAGTTCAACCGATGCGAATGAGTCGATGCAATCAGTACACGTCCAGAATGGCTTGATACTATATCACACACCGGACTTTCTACCGTTACCAACTTACCAGCACCAGAGATAACTTGTAATTTATCACCGCTAGCGATGAGAATATCACCACCAAATGCGTGATACTTTGGCTCTCCTGTGCCGTTTAACGTACCAAGCAATGTATTAGTATTGAAATCAGTAGAATATAGATTTCTACCGCTAGAAAAGTACCATTTGTTACGGTACACATCATAATACAAGGTTTCTACAGGCAACCCAAAATCATACAATATACGAACTCCCGGAACGGTACGGAGTGCATTATCCGTTCTATCAAATTCGCATTGTCTAGCCTGTGTCAAGGCTTGAACGTCAATATTCTCCGGTGGGTTGCTCCAGTCAAGGCCCAATCGGAAACCATTCGTCATGGCTACTTGTTTTACGCCCATTATGTTATACCCCGTGCCACCTTAATTTGTTCCGTGATGTAGTCTATGAACTGCTTATCATAGGCAGCGTAATCAGTCATAAGTGATTTCTTCTTAACCATAAAGGATATAAGCTGCACTAGATACTGATGAAAGAATTCGGAAAACGGAATGGTATCGTCCATTTCGTCAACGTGGTTTTTACGCACGCTATAAAATACTTGATTGACCGTTTCGCCGTCATACGTTTCAAATGTTCCGTTTATGATGCGGATAGGATACCCGGTTTTAGGTACAAACCCCATGAAATCGGAGGGAACCGCCCTTTTATCTGGTATATCCATATTTTTTACTACTTCTCGATCTTTGATACTAACTAGAATAGTCGTTAACCAATCAATCGCTGCGTTGATGTACTGGATATATTCTAGTTGTTCGTCAAGAATTTCGTTTGACTCTACATTAACAAGAGTAATCAATTCGCTTACGACCATAATTCCAATACCCTTCCGCAATTACACAATTATTATTACCTAAACCATTATTAATTGATTGCAACGCACTAACCATATTTGCTGAAATTCCAGAAATATCAAGGTTCATCACACGATATACGATGTAATCGACTAACAATGTTTCGAGTTCTGCCGGTAGTCCGCTTTCATCTTCGAGCATCTTATAGCCGGCCGTCTTTATATAATCAACAGTGATTTTCTGCTCACGTTCTGCATCAAATACAACCGTTTGTAAATTCAATACTTGATACCCTTGTATTTCCGAATCATCTGCCTTGACATTCAATATGCTGATACATTGAAAAGGCAATGTGATCCGTCCGCGTCCAGTACCTTCAAACGTGCCTGTTGCAAGGCTCGGGCAATATTGACAGATTAGGGCATTTAACAGGTGATTACCTTCGTTGTAATACTCCAATAAGTAATACGGAGTATATTGTTCTTGCGAGGTATCGCCTATTTGCATGAACGCCCTATTGATGAGTTGTTTTACGTTCATATTCACCCCATATAAGAATAAAGGCGGGTGTTACCCCGCCTATCATACTTACGCTTCTACTACACCACCAGTCATAACATTGATCACGCCGTAATCTTTGCTATTGAACTTGGATTTTTCGATTGCGCCATAGAAAGCAATACCATTGCCCTCTACGTTGCCGTAGTCGTCCACTTGCTTGATATGTTTAGCCGGACGAGATACCGCAAAGCATGCCGCTTGTTTACCTAAAAGCAAGTTATGGCATACGTTAGCACTAGATGCACCTGTTTTGTCATTTAACACGCGTTCGTATTCGTAAAGAATAACGCCGTCATATTCGCCTAACGCGCCTGTGAAAATAGGGTTTTTAGAACCACGAACATTGGCGTTTTGTTGTGCTGCCAACCATTTTGCATCATCTTTCAAATCACGAGCCGCCCAAGGAGAAACCAACATAATGAATTTATCCATGCCGTCAACTTTAATCGGTTGCACTTTAGGCCCGTGCATTTGCGCCTTACGTTTAGCACGTGAAATGAGTGTAGTAGTCAATTTATCGTTTGCCGTAATAGATGCTTGCGTACCGGCGGAAGATGCATAAAGCGTTTCACCAGCGGTAGGAGATGCGGAAAGTTTAGCGATTAACTTGTTATCTTGCCAATCAGATAACCATTGTTTTAACGCACCTTTGATTTCTTTTAACATGTCGTATTGTGTTTTTTGGTCGTCTGCTTCAAAGCGAGAAACCGCGTTACGTACTAATTGAGTTTGTACTGTGAAATCATAGATATTCAATGCTTCTTCGTTACCAGTCAATGTCGCACGGTTACCTTCAACACCGGCACCGCTTAAATTCATCATCAAGCCGAATGTAACTGCATCACCTTTTACGCCTGTAAGGTCTTTGTTTTTGTGTACTACATTAGATCCGTCAAGCGCGGTGAATTTATCGAAGAAAGACTCTTTCAAACCTTCATGCCACACTTTTTTTGTCCAAATCTTAGGGACTAACGCTGCTGGGATAGTTACTTGATTTCTTTGTTCTGCCATATATTACCTCTTATAATTCGTCAAAATATTTGCGTACATCGTCCGGCAATGCATCAAGATTGCCTGTGTCATACGCTTTTAAAATATCTTCTTCCGTTACCTTATTAGGTGTAGGAACGCCACCATTTAGCGCGCCAGCCTTTGGCAATGTTGCCGCTACTTCTAGTGGGTTGTTTGGTACTTCGGTACTCGTCGCCCGTTCATTTTGCAATTCATCAACAAATTTTCTAATGGTTTCAAAATCGGCTTCTGTACCTTCGCCCTGATCAACACGATAAAATGCATCATTAATCGGTTGTGCATCGCGCATCGTCATTCCGTTTAGCTTTTCTAAACCACGCTGATACAACTCATTAAAGTTTGGTAGCGATTTAATTTCATTTACGAAATTTAGGTTAGTTTGTCGTTGTTGGTGTACTGCGATTTGCTGATTAGTAATCGCATATTCTGCGTTAGCTTCAAAGCGAATGAATTCGTTGTACTTTTCAGCATCTTCGTACATCAAACCTTCTAAATCTTCCGCCGTCATATTAAAGCGCTTCAACGCTTCACGGCGAACGAAATCGCGAATATTTGATACTTCTTCTTGTGGCAATTCAATCGGCTTTTGTTGTGCTTCAAATTGTCTAGCACGTTCTTCCGCCGCTTTTCGTCTTGCGCGTTCCTGTGCAAGTGCCGCTTTTAAGTTCTGATCGTTCGCATGCGTTTCTTCCGTTTCTTCGTTAGTTTCCGGCGTTTCTGTTTCTACTTCCGCATCATTCGCATCACTTTCAGCCGCATCATTTGTAGAGGGTTCATCTGTTGCACCTTCCTGTGTATTCGTTTCTTCGGTTGTTTCTTCCGGTTCTACGCCCGCGTTTTCTAAATCTTCTGGAGTGAAACCAGCTTCTTCGATGTTTACTAAATCTTTTTCCATATCAAATACTCCTTTGCCTTTTTACGTCATTGCCGGACGAATATAAGAATATGGCAGTTTAACGCCGTTACCGGGCGAATATGTAGGTTCAAGTAGTTTAACGCCATTACTTGGGGCGAAATATAAAAAACGCCCCATATAGGAGCGTTTTATTATTGTGTTGATAGTTTATATTACATACCGCCTAAATCGTTCATAGGTGGCAAAATTTGCGGTGCATTTTGAATGTTTGATTGTCTGCCTTTCAAAGCTAACCGTTCCGCCATGATTTGCTGCGGTGAAATCTCAACGCCTAGCGTTTGTAAATACAGGCTCAACGCTTCCGCTGGCATATCATCTAGGCTACCGCTAACACGCAATTCTGGCATAGCTGGCTTTTCTGCCGCTTGCTGAATACGCTTCTTGACGGCTTCTTTTTCTGGGAAGTCCATAAAGTCGAGGATAATATCCATAGGAATATCAACGCCGCTTTTCTTAGCTTCCAATAATTGATATAGGTTAGCCTTGCGAGCCGTTGCGCTTGCTTGGCTTGTACTAATAACAATATCAAAATCAAAGCAACTTAGATCATATAGCACCTGTTTAATTGGGTTACCTTCTTGGTCTAATTGCGGTTGACCTAGTGCATCAGTTATAACCTGTTCTTGCATTGGTTGATTAAGGCCCGGTGTAATCTGTACAAATTCCTTTTGTCCATCATCGCCCATGATGCGCATTGCTTTATCTTGATTATAGAATTGAGGAATTAGCCCCGGAGCATTCTTTTCGCCCCATAAGAGTTTTACAATTTGTCTTTCTGCTTCTTTCGCCTGTTCAAATATGCCAGCCGTTTGAACTGTTGTTACAGACTGACGGAGATCGATTGCCTTGCCACTCATAGCACCAACGCTACCGCTTAGACTTTCCGGAGTGATACCGCTGATAGAATAGAAATCATTACTTGCCTGTTGTTCAAGGCTTAAATTGATATTGCTATCCATTGCCGGCGTTCCGTCTTGGAATGTTGTATTCGCCGGCAAGAAGATGTTCGCACCCGGTTTATTGCTATCACGCTTGATAATCTTTTTAAAGTTATCATCTGTGACACCACTCCAGAACTTAACGCCTAAACTTTGCTGATTAACAACATGCATGCGTTGGCTACGATTTTTATTTAATTCCCTTTGTGCATCCTTAATATCACGTACTACACCAGCCGGTTCTAGTTCATCTTCTGCTAGTTCACCGGTATAGTAGCAATATTCACGCACTAACGGGAATTTACCGTGTTTATAAGGACTTTCGCCCTCTTCTAAGAGGACATCATCGGCAAAGGTCGCATATCTGATTTTAGTATCTGGTATGCTAGTAGGCTTTTTGCCAATAGCCATTAATACGGTAAACAAAGGGTTTTCTTCATTAACCAAACCCTCTTTTGTCATAAATACGTGTTTTTTGCCGTATTCCTTATACCAGTACTGCACTACACGGATTTTATTGTAACTGTTGTTATACCAAAGGGCCTCACCGTCTACCGATTCAACTATGCCGGCTTCCTGTTCGGTATTATCATATTTATGTCTAAGTGTATCGATTTCATTGGCTTTATCCGGATATACTTGCTTTAATTTCGCCGTACCTTCCCAACTATATCGGCCAACATATTGAGCATCGCTTAAATCATCTTTTTTACATTCGGGATCTATGAAAGCATCGAACGGAGAAACACGTTCTATTTGAATAGTGCCATCTAACTTCGTGTAATCGAATTCATAACTTACCCAGTAATTAGCTAAACCGCAAATAATCTTATCACGGAAGCATTTCCCTTTATTGCGTTGATAGTTCGCGCGGTCTAAGCAATATTTTGTAATGCCTTTAGCCACTCGACTGATGCGGTCATCTTCTTCACTACGTGGCAAGAAGTCCGGTTCTGTTTCATTCTGCGATGCGTATCCACATAACAGATTAATAACCGGTCTAATTCTATTGATTGTAATCGCTGGCCGTCCAGCTTCACGCATTTTAGCCAAATCAGCATCTTCCCATTGCTTGCCCTGCATAAATGCAAAATCCTCGGCAGCACTTTTGCGCCAATCTGACGTGGCTTCTAATGCTTTTTTAACATTATTTTTCGCTTCGTATATATCGAATGTTTGTTCTATATCCATTATTCCACCATTTCAGAACCATATATCATATCGTACATTTGTTCTATTTGCCATTGTGGCATAACTTGCGCAAATTCTGCCAATTCCGCATCGGTGTATTTCGCCGGAATAATAACGCCCTTTTCTTCACGTTCGCCGTATTCTGACTTTAACACCTTATAGGCGTAATCTCGTAACGCCTTTTCACTCATACGCCCCATGCAGTACCTTCCCCTTCTATATCATCATCATATCTATAACCATCATTGAATGGTTTCTCCGGTTTCTTAGGTGTAATAGGTCTACTCATGCAAAAATATCTAAACTCATCATATGCATGATCCTCTTGCGTTGTATCAACATCTTCCGGCTTGCTTTCGTCATATACTAATTCCGGTAGTGTTCTTAGAATATGCTTACACGCAGAGAAGAATTTGATTTTCTTCTCCCTTAGGTAGGTATGAACCATCATCTTGCCCGGAATGCGTTCAGAATTAGACCGAGTAAAGTTAATTCCATGACGTGCGAATATTTCAGCTATAGACTCGCCTTGAATGCTCCACTTCATGCGGTCGTCCTTCTGCCATATCGCTCTATCAGCTATATCATATGCATAGGTTTCACCCTCGCTTAATCTAGCCATTTCGGCAGCGACTTCATCGGGTGTCAACTTTAACCCTACATCTGGCTCACCTGTGCAACCATAATATTCACGATAGCAATGCGCTACACCTTCATAGTCAATAGCGTACCAATGTATGCTAAACGGTTTACTAAAACCCCAGTCCATTGAACGAACCCGTGTCCAGCCTTGCGGAATTTCAAAAGGCTCTTCTATATGTACGCTTCGATTGAATTCGGTGAATACTTGCCCAATGAATACATCCCAATCGCCATACAAGAACGCTTTTTTTTCTTGTTCTGGCAATGCTTCCAAACGCTTTACATAGTTAGGGTCATTCTTCATTAATACGTAATTGTCATATACCTGAGCCGGAATAAACACCTTTTCGAGTCCTGTGGTCTGATCTATCACAGTTTTCTCACCGTAATTGGTTGCTTCTACGTATTTACGTTTCACCCAACCATGCCCACGGCCACCGGGGTTACAACTGCCACGAAAACGAACAGGAAACCCTTTAGCACTACGAAGGCAAGCCGTTAATAATTCGGCCGTGCGTTCCGTATGTTTGGTTAATTCGTCAATTCCTAGATAATCAAATTCTTGACCTTGATAACCCTCGGCATCTTTATCATTCTTCACATAACGGAACAGTACTTGACTACCATTCTTTAATGTCGCTATATGTCTATGGTCGGAATACTTATATAATTCCGGCGGTACGCTTCGTATCCATTCACGGATAACATTGGCTTCTAAATTCGGATATGTTTCACGGAATATATAACAATGGCTACCCGGATAGGTTAAAGCGTAAATGAACACGTCCATGATCAATGACTTTGTTTTTCCACCACCACGAGCGCCACCATACACCGCATACGGTGCCGTTGTATTGTGGAATATATTTTGTTTTTCATTTGGCTTATAGTCAATCGTTATTTCCATTTTTGATAGATTTATACAAAAAATGAGATATATCGCCGTGGATATACCTCATATTCTGATAGATTTATACAATTCTCCGTTATTCTTTATTCATATTACTAAACACAACCTTAATAGGTTCGCCGTCCGCACCGCTGATTTCTTGCTTATCTGTAAATAGCTTATAGCGTTTGCCAATCAATTCAGCCGCTTTTAGTCTATCATTCAACGCCGGATCTAAACCGAACTGGTCTGGAATATCACCACGCATCGTACTAGATAAAAACTGCATTACCTCGTCAGTATCGGCAATGCTATTTTCTTTCATTTCTGCTAGTCGTTCGTCTATATATTGTTTTACGTCAACTTTTTTCAACAGCCGACTACCAGCCGAATACGCCGTTCGTTCACTATAACCAGCCTTTATTGCTGATTGTGTGGCGTTCGTAGTCTTTAGCCATTCTTCTGCAAATATTAACTCTTTAGGCTTTAATTTAATATCACTCACTACGTTCACCACCTTTCAACACATTAACTAAATATATTAACAACTCATGTGGCTTTAATGTATCGTATTCAGCTACCTTTTTAAATAGTTGTCCTTCTTTAAACGGGTTATGTTTATACTTCTCTGGGAACGCTTTCGCATATTCTGCTTCGCTATACATACGACTTGCGATATATACTTTAAATGGTTTATCCCACTTACTCCATGATTGGCGAGTATCAATAACATATCTTAAACCCTTTTTAACTTGTAATGCCGTAATTACTTTTTTAATTTTAGGCATGTAGTTCATTGATATTCACCCCCTTATTTTAGAATGTTATTGCCTTTTGCTTTCATACGCCTATGTGATCGCTGACATATTCCGGCCGCTTGCTTAGATGCGTGTTGGCTAGTGCAATATGTTTGGCATCGTCCGTTATATTCGATTGTTTCAGCCGTGCATATGCCGTGCTTATCATTGTTTAAACAATGCTTTCTATCGCAATGAATTTGCGTCATATTGCTACCCTTTCAAATAATCACATTACACATTTCGTGTAATTTTAAAAATACGGTTGACGTGTCACGGCTACCGTGTTATACTTTAATCAAGGTAAGGGAAACGAACCCCAATAGTTAATCACAAGGAGAAATAAAATGTACACATTAAAAGACTTAAACTCAAATCAAACTTGGAACTTTGATAACCAATCACAAGTATCTGAATTTATTTCAACTATGTCATTCGGTTTTGAATGGCAATTACTAGACACAAATAATCAAGTTATCGCAACTCACATTTATGAATAAGGAGGAAATCAAAATGTTTGAAGTTACAACTCGCTATCCTAAATATCATCGTTACGGTTCTTATCAAACAGCATGGGAAGCTTTAGAAGGTGCTATGGATGTACTCGAAAGAAAAAGCCATGCCACTCAACTAACATGGTGCGGCACCAACCGTGATTTTTACGAAGAGGTTACAGGTACAACCCCTACAGTTGACCTCACAGACGAAACATGGATTATCGGAGATGGTGATTTCTTCACAGTCGTTGAACGCAACGCAACAGCTAACGAAATCAAATTAGCGTTACAAGATATTACACGAGATATAGAAATTGATGAGGTTGAATAATGACAAACAAAATAAAAGAGGCCCGTTTAAAAGCGGGTCTCACTCAAAAGGCTGCGGCTGAATATTTAGAAATGCCACTCCGCACCTTCCAAGATTGGGAGTACGGTTCTAACGCCCCTAAATATGTAATCAATATGGCAGTTAAAATGTTAAATGCAATTCAAAAGAATAACGGAGAATAAAACAATGCAAATGACAATTCAAGAAATCAAGAACGCGATCAAATACAACGAACTTAATAACATTGAAACACTTCAAGCTACCTATACAGGTATCAAACACAATAATGACGGCATAATTCAAACACTAGGTTATGACGATTTAAGTAACATTGTTATGATGCTTCGTTATATCGCTGAAAAGTGCGAGCTACTCCGCCAACATACCAACTCTATATATGATGCATTCGCCGCTTTTAATCTGCGTGAAACAATATTTGATACTATAGATGAGTACCAACAAGAAATGAATAATCAAATACGCCATATGTTAGCCGCTAAATTATAGCGGCTTTTTTAATTACTCAAAACCGAACACGCCGGCAATTAAAAGTTTCCTACGTTCTACATCTGGTATAAAACGCATGCAGCGTGTTCAGTTTTCAATAATCAAATGTTCCTTTTATACAAGAAATGGGATATATCGCCGTGGATATACCCCATTTTATTTTTGTTTTATTCGTTTTGTTTGTATGTTCTAAACAAATACCGGCAATCTATGAAATCGTACAAATAGTTATGATATTAGGACGTACATATTTAACAAGGATCGTATCTCAAATGGCATGTGTTCGTTGAAAGGAATTTAACGCCGGTATCTGTTTACAACACACAAGGGGAACGTTTATAGTTCCCCTCGGTGTCGTATGTTTAATGGGAGAATTAGTCAATGTCGTTCAAAGCTACATATGACACTATAATTATACTATATTATGCTTTTCCGCATGTTTCCGATATAGTCCGATATATTCCGACTTTTACCGTTTTAGCGGTATGCATACTCGGGTAATATGTATGGTGCAAATAATACCCTACTTTGATGAGTGCAGCCGTCTTTAGTTCGCTTGCTTGCGACTTTTCTAAATCTGTAAAGTATCTAGCATGCTTAGCACTTTTGCCGTCAACATATTCACGCATCAATAGTATATTTTCTTTTCCTTTTGTGCATATGTTAATAATATCTGCTGCGGTTTCCCGCTCATCAATCAACGCCCCTATTTCCTTTTGTGCTGCATCGCGCTTACTTTCAAGGCGTACTATTTGACGGTCTAACCCGCCCGGTGTTCCGCCACCGCTTAAACGTTCCTTACTATAATCAATTGCCCCGATTGTTGTTATATCGGATTGCAAATGCTTTAGATCTTCTTTCAATGATTTAATTTTCATTGTGATTAATTTAATCGGTTCTAGGTACTCTTTGGCTAACTCTCTATATTCTTTATCCGTCATATATTCCCCTTTATTTCATGTTCTTAACTGTTTCTCCTAACATATTTAAATAGTCCTGTAAATTACCTTTGATAGCATCATTCACTAATTGGATATTGTCTGTTGTTACATAGTGTGCCAGTAATATTTTATACATAGCATCTTTTGTAGGTACAAATATCACAATCAACGTGCTAATTACAAACGCCACCAACAATAATGTTACCTGAGATTTATTTGCTTGCATTTCTTCCCTTGCTTGCTCCTCAGCAATATACAAAAAACCCATAAGACACACTACGAACGCCAACACAAAAAAGATAATATGATTTAAAATATCTAAATTATGCAATATTTCAATCAAATACAGATACATCGGATTAATAATAGGCATTATACATTTCCCCTTTTCTAACCACATAACGTAGAAACAAATAATACAAGTAAACTTATTGTTGTTACCCCTATTGCAAATATCCCAAAATCTTCCTTGGTATAGCTACAACAAACTAATAATATTTGCAAAACAACCGCCAACGAAAACAGAAAACTTTGATAATTTGACATGCTCACCTCTTATAAAGGGGCGTTTATCTTGCCCCTTATCCACTACATCGTAAATACTGATACTAATTTAATTAACGCTATCACTAGTGAAAACACCAATGCAGCATCAAACAATAATTTAATCATGGTTATTTACCTGTGCTGCCAATACCACCAGCACCGCGCGCCGTTTCGGTTAATTCCTCAACCTCTAACAACTTTAATGTGCCAACTGGTACCATAATTCCCTGTACTAATCTATCGCCCTTTTGGATTAAATACGGTGTATCGCTGGCATTGTGTAGAATTGCTTTAATTTCGCCCCTATAGTCCGCATCAATCACCCCGAATGAATTCGGAATAATTAACGGCGTTTTGCTCATGCTAGATCGTGGCGCCAGCATTAACATATACCCCTTTGGAATTTCCACCGCTAACCCCAGCGTTACATATTGCGTTTGATGCGGTTCTATAACTACGCTTTCCGGTTGATAAAAATCCATACCAGCAGCATCTACGCTGCCAACTTTTGGCAATAATACACATGTCATGCATCGCTTAATTTTAATAACGTCCGCATTATATCGTTTATATCCAAATATGCGTTTAATCCTGTTTAGTAAATCCATTTATTACCACTCATTTCAATAACGCTTCCAATACTTTATTTTTTCTATCCATAATTCGTATTTCTGCCCGCGGGTTATCTTTATCAATGCCAGCGATGTAGCTATTACCATATGAACATATCCATTTATCATCATCAATTACTTTTGCCTTTGTTAATATATCGCTAGTCGCCTGTAGCAACCCGATTAAGTCCGGCCAACTTCTTTTATTTGGAAGATAATACTTGCATTCAACAACTACGATGCCAGATATATGCAGTTTCTTTCCAGCCAATTGCCATAAACATGCATCTTCATAATTTGAATAGGCTTCCGACGGAATATAACCCCGTTTATTTCCGTTCTTAACTATTTGCCCGTGGTTTTTCTTCGTGATTGGGCGACCTTTGAATACTATATCAATTATTGGCATTTTCTGCTAACCTCACTTTACGCGGTTCTACTTCTGTAAGCACATCTGATTTCCCATTACTCCAGCTTGTCGCACCGTAACAAAAATAACAAACCCGTCCACCTTCAAATTTAGCAAAATACCGCCTTACGACTCCGTTTATAGTTTCAATAATGATAGGCGTATCAATCGGAACCATTTCCCACTCCACGATACCCAGCAACGATGCTATAGAGTATTTATCTGTTTTAGGACTTAACCCCAGTACACGGCACGGAATACGCGGGGTATGATCGCGTACTTTAAAATTGCCGCCGTTTTCAATAAATGTAGGATTTACGAAATAGGCATACACCCCGAATATTTTAATATCGCGATAACCCTCATCGTACATTTCTTGTAACAACCATTTTGCACCTTGTTCATTCGTCATAATTCAATTCCCCTTTTGTTAATAAATGCTTGATTTGTTCCTTAACATGATACAAGTACAATTCCATTGTTCCGTTAAAATGTCGTAAATTTTCTTTTAAAATTACTCGTCTTAACCGCCCTTGCTTTCCACCGTTTGGAATACTATATTCAACCATGATGCAATAAGAATTTGCGCTTATCTTTGGTTTTAAAATTCTATTTCCAATAACAATGGTTAAAGCGCTTGCAAATTGTTCACATGTATATGTTAAATCATTTGTTTTTACAAGTTTCTTCATTTACTACCCTCCCCACAATATGACGACCTATTTCTTCTACAACATTTACAGTAACAGCATTACCAGCCTGCTTATAAAGTTGGCTATTGCTATTTATCGCCGCTGCTTTCTCGAACTGTTCATCTGAAAAACCTTGTAAACGCCAATATTCTTTAGGCGTTAATTTTCTAATGCGAATAGATTCATCGTCAACCAATACACCTAGATTATCGCTAGTCGTTAATGTGTTAGATTGTTGTGGTTGCACTCTTGCTCGGCGTGTTTCACTATCTGGATATGCAAGGTCTATTCCGTCGCCAACTTTAGCCTCTAAATACCCTGTTTTTGTTGCGTTTTTAATCAGCACTTTAACTTCTAAATTTCCACCATCACAAGTATTAATGGTAGGACTAACTCCGCTTACTGAGTACACTCTTCCAGATTGAGGGTTTCCGCCAAAGCCTTTGTTTTCTGTGAGATTTCCAATCTGATCAATAGTTGATTGATTTTCTCGTCTGATAGGTAAAAGCTCTCTGGAACATCGTTCTCCATAATATCCAACAATGTATACTCGTTCTCTGTTTTGTGGCACTCCATAATCTTTGGAATTATACACCTTCCATTCGATACTATACCCTCTTTCGGCCATTTCACCGATAACATTAAGGAATCCTCTTCCATTGTCGATTGACAACAAATTTTTAACGTTTTCACACATAAGCCATTTGGGTTTATTTTCTTCGCACTCATCTAATAACCTCATAATTTCATAAAACAGTCCGCTTCTAGTACCTTTTTTAATGCCTTTTTGATTTCCAGCAATGCTTATATCTTGGCAAGGAAAACCAAACGCCCATAGGTCAGCCTTTGGCAAGTCCTTCCCTTTAACCTTTGTTACATCATCGCCAAACCACAAATTATCTGTATCGTACATTGCACGGTACGATGCTTGCGCGAACTTATCAAACTCACACCAGCCAACACACTCCATTCCGGCCCTTTCTAAACCGGAATGGAAACCACCAATGCCACTAAAAAAATCTATGAATTTCATGTATTCCCTTTCATCAAAACATATCACCACTTAATATAGTGTTTATACTTGTTAGATCACTCATGCTCATCGCATCATTTTCACGCAACCACGCCAAGCAATGCCGACCATGTTTTAACCCGTCCGGCTCATTTCTAGGCCCCGGGCTTGCATAAGTTACCGCTTCAACCCATTCACAATGCACTTCGTATGTATACCACGGATACATAAGGCAATAGGCTTTTATGTATTGTTGTTTACGCTTCCTTTCCCAAATCTACATTTCGTAACATTGAGTCATACGCTTTCATTTCTTCATTACGAAAGTTGTAACGATTAAATGAATTTGTAAAATATCTTCTAGTCGCACCATTTATAAATACTGTTATCTGTAGCATATTTACTCCTTTACATAATCTTCAATACGATAGTTTTTTGTTTCTTGTACAACCCAAGATTTGTTCTCGTACCCATGACGTTTTTCCCACGCTTGGAATACTTTTGTTAGTTCTTTACTTAGTTCGTCCATGTGTTCGTGTTTAACATCTTTCATGTAATCGTCTGACCATTCTGCGATTTCATCATCTAAGTTGTAATCACACACATTCCAAATCACACGTTCACCATCTACCTCAGGTACATATCGGTATGGATGACCTATTTCTATTGTTGTTTGTAATAATTCTTCTCGACTTAAAGCATCAAAATCACCATAGTCATATTCGTTATTGACATAATCTTCGATAGCATCTTTAATGCTATCTTGCGGTTCACCAGCTACTTCATCCTCACACCAACAATATTTTGTTTCATCTTTAACTAGCATTGTTATTTACCTCTTCAACTCTGTACATTCAATAATGCAATTTGCAGGCGATACGGAAATAAATCTTTTTCGTTCATCAGTAAAAGTAATCACTGTTTCATTGCCTATTTGCACATTTCGTATAGCACGTTCAAATGCTTTTTTATCTTCAAAAGTTTCAGTTTCATATGTGCCTGTTCCACAATTCATAACAATTGTTAATTCAACCATGTTTTTTCACCTCTTAAAACGGAACATTTTCATCGTTGCCTTTATCATCTGCAAAATTTTCAAAGTTACTTTCCGTTGCCGTATCATTCAATGCGGATACACCAACGAAACCGGCAATTACTTCCGTAACATATTTCTTTTGGCCGTTGCTATCTTCGTAAGAACGCGTTTGAATACGCCCCTCTACGAATAAGCGGTTTCCTTTTCGGTAATTTCCTACTGCTTCGCCTAGCTTACCCCATGCTACGCAATTAATGAAAGCAGTTTGTTCTTTTGTTTCATTTGTTGCGCTATCAACATAAGTATTGCTTGCCGCTACCGTGAAAGTTGCCACCGCTCGGCCGGATTGCGTATATCGTACTTCCGGATCACGTGCTAAATTACCTAAAATTTGTACTGTGTTCATTTTTCCGCCTCGTCATTACCTATCTGCAATTCAGCCATATCTGCCATAGCCAAATATACTTTTTCGTGCTTATTTCCTTTATGTGTCTCTTTTACTTTTGCTCGAAATTCAATAATCGTTCCGAAGAAACACCCACATACTACCTTGATTGTTTTGTCTCGGCATTTAAAGAATGTTGTGAACCGATTGTAACGACCAGCTCCACCAACAACCATGTAATCATCATCTTTTTTCACCTCAGCATTGCCGGACACCCTAGCATTGCCGGACACCCTAGCATCACCGGACACCCTAGCATTGCCGGACACCATAGCATCACCGGACACCCTAGCATTGCCGGACACCCAAGCATTGCCGAACACCCTAGCATTGCCGGACACCCTAACATCACCGGACACCCTAGCATTGCCGGACACCCTAGCATCACCGAACACCCTAGCATTGCCGGACACCCAAGCATTGCCGGACACCCAAGCATTGCCGGACTGGCTTAAATTTTCTTCGCATTCAATCCAACCACCAATTTCACCAGCAACTACACAACCGAAATTTATAATGGCTCTGATTTGCTTAAGTTTAATACCAAATGCAACTTTAATTTCTCCTGTAAATTCATATTTCTTTTGTTCATTCATTTGTGTTTACCGCCTTTTTAACAATTCATTTCAGTACTCCTAAAATTTTTGCTTTATATTCTTCTGCTATGTCCGCCTTTTCAACTAACCCTTTTAAGTCAATCGGTTCAAACCTTTCAACTTCAACTAAATGCCCATTATCAAGCATCTTAATTTCTGTTTGAGGTGGCATATTGAGTTCTGCCCTTTTCCGTGCTTCCGATAACAAGCCATTATTTTTGATACTTTCCGCAATTTCCATGCGTTTTTGTTCACGTGCTGCCAGTTGTTCATACGCCTTACAAAACTGGCTCATTACGGCGCTCTCATTGTATGATTGGCAGTTTCTTGGATCAAAGAAACGCCATATTGTTTTAGCAGCAAGCCTTGTAATACCTTCAAGTTCATTAATACCTTTTTCATACCCAAAACTACTAGCAACCTTTCTGACTTCTTCCCATGCATCTTGCGCTATTAACCGCTCCTCTTTGCCGTTTACATATCTGGAAATTTCTGCCGCTTTCTTGCGGATAGTTGCAACAGTCGGAACAAATTCACATGTATTAATACATTGCTTGATTGCTTCGGCCAACGTTACTGGGTTGATATCCTCCAGCGCGTATGCGTACATTTTGGTTTTCGCTACATCAATATTCGGATATATCAATAATTGGCCCGTAGCCATCAATGTTTTTGCGTTCGGCTCCCTCATTTGTTCCCCTTTCTACTGCATCAATCAATGCGTTTAATTCCGCAACCTTTCGTTCTGTATCCGTCATTGCTGCCATTTCGTTGGAATTTAGATATGTATCAAAATGACTTGGCGCAAATAAGGTTTTAGGCGTTAGATATTTTTCTAGTTTTGTACCTTTCCACTCACGGCATTTTTTATCAATGACCGTTTTAAAATCATCAACGGTATACCCTTCTTTTAAGCGTGATCTAATTGCTTGTACATATGGTTTAGTTGTAGGCTTGAATTTTGAACCTGTTTTTAGATTAAGATATTCGATAATTTCAAAGTGAGATTTATCAACATCGTCATGTGCAACATGACATAATGTTTCTATTCTACTCTCTTCTTCTCTTATCTTATCTATTCTTATCTGTGTATCCAGATTGTATCCATTTTGTATACATTTTGTATCCATGTAGGTATTATCTGGCTTCATTGGTTGTTTAACTACTTCGTAAACCTTGTTTTTTAACTCAACACGTTGTGCTTCCGGTAACTCTGATTTTGAATAACGATCACTTTGTACATAGTTATGTATACGCCAATGCCTAATAACAATAACGCCAGTTTCAAAACCAATCACAAAACCTTTAGCAACAAGCAATTTCAAATCATCATCTTTGCAACCGGTGATACGCATGATGCTTTTCGGTGATTGGATAAAGCCGTCATCATCTGCCCGTAGTAACAAGTGGAAATAAAGACATTGTGTACTTTGTGGCATATCTAAGAAATTATCAGTATCAATAATTTTCTTAGACATCATTCTTCGTTCTGCCATGTAATGCCCTTGTTCCTTTCTTTTAATATCTCCCTAATCTGTTTTGCATCGCTGCCATGTGCTTTTGTATGGCAATCACGGCATAAGCAAGCCAAATTATTAAGATTTGATAACCCGCCGCGCGATCTAAACTCTATATGATGTACTTCGGTTGCCATTGCACCACATAGCACGCATAAACCCTCATCGCGTTCATACGCCCATTTTCTGGTGCGGGCGTATAGTGCGTTATCCTGTCTTTTCCTTTTGTTCATATTCGCCCCATTCATTAATTAATGAGTTGATATAGTCATCATTTTCAATCGGTATGTTTAACTGGTTGCATTCATCAACGAGTGCATCAATTAAACGCCGCATTTCATCAACTGTGTAAACACTGCTTCCATGATATGCACGAACGATTGAATATCCTTCCGTTTTGGCTGGGCCGGCATCTTCTGCATGCCAGCCTAACCCGTGGCCTTGCCAAATTTCAATAAAACGGTCTATAGCATCGTTTTTAATTGGTAAATATGCAAATGTACCACATTCAATCAAAACTCGCTTGTACACGTCATTTTTTGAAATATATGCGTTCTTTGAAAGTTCCCGCGCTATCTTATCGCATAATACCCACGCATAAGCGTTGGCATTTAGTGAACGGCGTTTTATTTTCTTTTTGATTTCGACTATATATTCAACTTCCGGATCTAACTTATTTAATGTTTCATCTATAGGGGCCGGAATTAATATATTCCAGCCTATAGACTTTATAACGTTAATTCCTTTTGTTACCCACTTCATTATTTAGTGCCTTGTTGCTCAATGAATTTCTTTAACCAATCAAGAGCGGCGACCATTTCAAAGGCATCTAACATCGCAAGGCGTGGTTTTTTAAATTCTGTTGCAATGTGTTTTGTGATTTCTGCCGGTGGTACATTGTTATCTTTTGCAAGTTTACAAAATTCTTCATATCCGGCAACGTGCGTTTCTTTTGGTTTAGTCGCTTGCATTGGCGCTGCACTTCCACCCATTGTAAAGCGTACAACCCCTTTACTATCAACTATGGTTAACTTGTTGATATTTCGATTTTCGTCATAGTCGATTTCTTTAACTGTAAATTTTGCGTATGACTTAGGCTTTCCGTCTTTCCCCGGTTTCCATTCGCCATTTTGCAAATTAATATAGGTAAACGGAGCGGAATATAATTCCCTACCAATGCCCCAGTTAAAGCATGCACGCTTGAAACTATCAGATGCTTGGCCCTTTTCTTTTTCTGTGTTGCTTTCCGTGCCTACATCGGACTTACCAACCCACTCGCCGGTTTGTTGGTTGTAGATTGAAACTGTGCAATATAATCTATCGCCAATGATCGCATGTTCACGTTTCCAATTCATTGCGCCTACTACTTCATCAAGCATGCGCATATCAACGCGTGCATCTTTGTATAGCAGCACAACTGCACCTACGTTGCCGTTCTTTTCATTTAGCGATTGAATACGGCAATCTATTTCATTCGCTTTTAGTGTTCTAAATTCCATGCATGCCACCTACTTAATATAGAAATTTTGATTTACTTTAATTTCTGCACCTTCTACCGTTTCTCCGGCTTTAATAGCTTTCTTAATGGCCGTTTTATCGGCCTTAATCTCAACTTTTGTGTAATCTGCTGGGATTACATCAAGATTTATGATTTCCACGCTTTCACTTTTGCGGTATCCAGCTTTGAACGTTCCGACCTCTAACTTTTCAATTCCTTTTTGTTTCATGGAATATTCAATATTGTTTTTTAGTGTTTCAATCGTGCTTTCCTTTGATTTTTTTACCTTGTTTAATCTATCAATTTCAGCCTTAATACCTTGAATATCGGCGTCAACATTAACCATGTATTTGGCCGTATTTTCGATTTTTTCCTCAATGGATAAATCGAGCATTTCAAGTGTATTTTGAATTGCTTCGATTTCTTCCGGCGTTTCCGCTGCTTCGAGCATTGCGGATAATTCCGCATAATCTTTGTTTAATTCGTAGATACTAGCCATTTTTATTTATCACCTTTCAATAATGCAATAATTTCTTCTACATCAACATTCGTAATAGGTGAGTCCATTAACGAACGATAACTTCCCATATTTATATAAATTAATTTGTCTTTATATAT